TGTTCGACCCGGACACATAAAAGGCGTTTCACGAGTTGAGGCTTTGAAGAACAACTTTGGTCTTGCTATTGCGCTTGAAAATTACGCCTCACGCTTCTTTGGTTCAGGGACACATACTTCGGGTGTCATTGAGTTCCCTGGCAACCTAACTGCCGAGCAAGCTCAGTCGCTACAAAACGGATTTGATTCTCGTCACAGAGGATGGCAACGAGCGCACAAAACAGCAGTCCTCTCCGGTGGAGCCAAGTATGTTCCGACCACTTCCGAAAACGACAAGGCCCAGTTCATTGAGGCTCGTAAGTTTGCAGTCGAGGAGATTGCTCGTGCATTCCGAGTCCCAAGCTCGATGATGAACATTGAAGGCTCCTACACTTTCAGCTCGGTTGAGCAGCAAAACCTCCAATTCTTGACCCACTGCCTCCGACCAATCATCAGTAAACTTGAGTCTGCCTTCTCGCCTCTAATGGGTAGGACTCAGGGCGGAGAGAACGCATTCTTGAAGTTCAACTTTGACGGGCTACTACGAGCCGACATTGAGAACAGGATGAGCGCTTACTCAACAGGAATCCAAGGCGGTTTCCTAACTGTGAACGATGTTCGTCGCCTTGAGGACTTGCGACCAATCGACGACAAGTCAGCAGACTTGCCTCGTGTCCCACTTGCAAACGTAAACATTGACGCAGCCGATTTGGTAGCAACCGACAAGCGTGTCACAATGGCTTCCAAGCTTGTTCTGGCTGGCTATAACCCTGCCGAGGTTCTAGTTGCTATGGGACTGCCTCCTATCGACCACACAGGCGTTCCAAGCGTCCAGCTGCAAGGATTGCAAAACCTTGACCCCGAGGACCCGACCAGCCAATATGAGGTCTAATGACAGAAGAACTAGATGGCACTGATACCGAGCAAGAACAACATTCCGCAGAACACGAACCCTCCGAAATTGGAAGCGCCAAAGATTCAGAAGGTAGAGATACCAACCCCTGCCAAGACTGTGACGGAGACTGTCAAGTCTGCTCCAGTCAAGTCAAGGAAGAAGTAAGAGCAGTAAATCTAACTCCTCCTGCCTACATGCGAGCTGCTGCTCGCCGAGGACTCAAATACTACGAAGATGGTTTGGGTGGCGATGGCTTGGTTGAAGAAACAATTCGTGAGGCTCGTGCGGTGGCGAGGGGTTCTGTCACTGCTGACAAGTGGGTTAGGATCGGGACTTGGATTGCTCGTCACTTATCTGATTTGGACAGTCCCACCGCACGACCTGATTCAGATGGTTATCCTAGTGCTGGCGTAGTAGCTCACTTGCTTTGGGGTTCAGGACCATCTAAGGCATCCGCTCGCAGAGCTTTAGAATACGCAGAGGGTATTGTGGGTAGAATAGAACTAGAGAATGAAGGGCGAGCGAAAGGCAAAGCATTGTCCAAAATTGAAACTCGTATTCTTACGACAGAGTTTGAAGTTCGTGAGGAAGCTGACGGGATGCACCTGACTGGTTATGCAGCTAGGTTCAACGAGCCAAGCGAACCACTTCCATTCATTGAGAGAATCGCACCGGGAGCCTTCAAGCGCTCACTGCGTTCACGCAACGATGTAAAGCTTCTATGGAACCACGACACCTCGACAGTGTTGGGTTCAAGTCGTGCTGGCACTCTGACATTGAGTGAGGACGACAAGGGGCTTCTTGTCTCTGCTATCTTGCCTGATACGCAAGCCGGACGGGATGCTCGGGTTCTAATCCAGCGTAAGGATGTTACGGGATTTAGTTTCGGATTCACAGTCCCACGAGGCGGAGACACTTGGAATGAGGATGGATCAGAACGAACCCTAAACTCGGTCAGACTTCTTGAGGTAAGTACAGGCGTTGCATTCCCTGCTTACACAACCACAAATGGAACCGCACAAGTTCGTGGACTAGAAAAGATTGCAAAGCGAGCAGAGGTTGATGCAGATACCCTTGCAGACGCAATGCTAAAACTTGAGGACGGCGAAGAAATCACCGCTGAGGAAAAGGACATCCTTAGCCGGGTTATTTCCGAGCTTGCTCCAAAAGAAGAAATAGCTCCAGAGCCAGTTGGCGATCTTGCCATGCTTGCACTAAAAAAGAAGAAGCTTGAATTGCTTCTGAAGGGAATCTAATGGCAAACGTAGCCGACATCAAAAAAGTAATCCTAGAGGTTGCAGGCAACCCTGACTCTGGCATAGTTCGTGAGTATGCAGACAAATGGGCTGAGGCAATCGCATCGCTTGACACCGACGCTGAAATCGAGGTCAAGGCAAAAGAAGGCACTCCATTTGAGAGGCCAACAAAAGAGACTCGTGTAACCAAGCCGACTGAAACTCGCTAGTCGCCAAGCATCAAGTCTCTCCCCTCCGGACCACTTTCTGCCGGAGGGGTTCTCTTTTAAGCGGTCACGCTTGTTGTAAACTAGAACCATCGGTTGTGAGTTAGCTCCACCGACTTTCAGTTGAGCGTCAACGCCACTGGTTATTCAATCAAACAAACTAACTAGGAGACAAAATGTCTGAGTTCATTAAGACTCAGCAGGAAGTCCGCAACAACCTAATCATGCAGGTTCGTGAAGTCATTGACTTCGCCGAAGCTGAGGGTCGTGGACTAGACGCTGCTGAATTAGAAAAAATTGACCGCATCGAGACTGACATTCGTTCAGCAGATGAGGCCATCGGAGTAGCTACTCGCAACGAGGAGCGCAAGGTTGAGGCTTCTGTCGCAGCCCAGGGATTCATTCCTTCTGTAAACGAGGACCGCTCTGCCAGCGACATCCTTCGTGGCATTGCTTTGGGAGAGACTCGTTCTCACTCATTCGAGCGTCGTGCTACTTTGGTTAACTCTGCAAACACCGTCGGCAAAAGTTTCTACGCTGAGGTGTTCGATGTAGCCAGGCTATCCGGCCCAATGCTAGAGGCTTCAGATGTAATCAACACGACATCTGGCGAGGACTTGGTTCTACCAACCTTGACCGCTTACAGCACCGCAGCAATCACTTCTGCTGGTTCTGCAATCGCAGCAAGCGAGCCAACCTACTCAAGCATCACCCTTGGCGCAAAGCGTCTTGGATTCTTGGTGCAGGCAGCCAACGAGCTAGTAACAGACGCAGGCTTCGACCTAGCGTCTCACCTAGCGCAGCAAGCTGGTAACGCCATCGGTTATGCAGCCAACAACCTCATCACTAACGGAACTGGTACAACCGAGCCAACAGGCTTCTCAACGGTTGCTGGCTCTGGTGTGACCGGAGGTACTGGTGTTGCAGGAGTGCCAACCTCTGATCTGCTAATCGAGCTTGCTTACTCAGTTGACGGCGCAGTTCGTCGTCTGCCAGGCGTAGGCTTCATGGCTAACGGTGCAACCATCGGTGTGATGAGACGCTTAAAAGACACCGCCGGAAATTATCTATACACCATCGGTCAGGGCTTCCCAGACACCTTCGCTGGATTCAGCGTTCTGGAGAACCCACACGCAGCAGACACCGCTGTTGGCGCAAAGAGCGTTTACTTCGGTGACTTCAAGTCCGTCAAGGTTCGGATCGCTGGCGGAATTGACGTAGCTTCTTCACAGGACTACGCATTCAACCAGAACCTAACCACTTGGAGATTCGTAATGAGACTAGACAGCAATGTCACTCACGCATCTCACATCAAGTACTTCAAGGGTGGCGCAAGCTAGTTCCTTGAAATAAGCGAAACCCCTCGGTCATGTAGGTTGTCCGGGGGGTTTCTTTATGCTACGATTCTTGCAGGACCAGTTATTCCTTTTCTGTTCCTAGTGAGTTTTCCTAAAGGACTCACATCCCTTGTTGAAAGAACCCCTGCTGGAAACGGTGGGGGTTCTTTGCTAGGCTAAAGGTATGCCTACACATAAAAAACCCAGCGGTATTATTTCACTCGCAACCAATACCCCAGGAATACCAACTGGCTATGGTGTCCAAGCCAAGATGCTTGCAGAGCGACTCCTCAGACATGGGGTTGATGTTGCAGCTCTTTCCAACTACGGACTCGAAGGTCGCATCGACAAACTCAAACTGGACAACGGAGAGATTACCCATTATCCCCGAGGGCTTACTCCATACTCAGGTGACGTGCTAAAGCTTTACCACGAGGATCACGTTGCAGGGCGAAAGCTTCCAAACTACTTGTTTACGCTTTATGACACATGGGTTTACCTAGACAGAACAGACCTA